GTTCTGCTGCGATTCCATCGCGTTGTCCTGCTGCTGCTGGTTCTGTAGCACCTGGTGGCTGTGCTCCATCGCCGCGAGTCCTACCTGGTGAGCCTGGTCAAACATGGCCTCGAGCTGCGCGCCCTCGCGGTCGGCGTCGGCAATGCCGGTTTTAACGCTCGCGGAGATTTCCGCCACCTTTAACTGAGTCCAGGACTTCAAAGCCTCGATGTTGAACTTCGCGTCAGATTCCGCCTGCCGCGTCTCGAGGATGTGCGCGAGTTTATGAACCTCTGCGATTAACTGCTGGTTCTGAACGTGCGCCTGCTGCGCCTGCTGTAGCGCCTGCTGGAGCTGCGCCCGCGGGTCGTTTTGCTTCTGGTCGATCAGCCCAGGGGTACGCAGCCCGATGGCGCGCTCCATGCGCTCGGCCATATCCTGCGCGCCGGGGCCGTCGCTGGTCCTGAAATACAAATCGCCCAGGATCCATAGCAGCTCGGGCGCTGCCTTGATAAGTTCGCCCTGTCGCTCGTTTTCTTCCTGCCGCTGGCTGGTGAACGACGGGCCGGTGCGTACCGCAATACCGTGCTCGCCCGGTTTCGAGAGGTCGATCATTACGGGTTGGCCGGTCTTCGGGTCGAGGTATCGTACATTGACCTGGCGCATTTGCACCTTGCCATCGGCGCCGCGGATCGGGTGCTCTGCGGGGTCGGTGCCGTCGAGTAACGGAATGATCCGCAGTAGGATGCGCCCCAACTTTTTGCGCGAGCGTTCCTCGTTGTCGGCAAAGTGGAAATTCGCTACATCCGATTCTTTCTGGCGCTTCTGAATCGCGATTCCGGCCGTATCGCCGGGGCCGGCGCCCAGGCTTGCGTCAAAGATGCCCATCGATGCTTTGATCGCGTCGATAGCTTGCAGATAGCCGGTAACGAGCGCCTGGATGGGGGGCTCGTTCGCGGTGCGCACTGGCGGGCCGGCCTGGTCGCCATTCGCGGCGCGCGTCTTGTACTGCACCACCGCGCGCTGAACCTCGTTGATTTCTTCCCACTCTTTTTCGCGGCCGGCGATTTGCCCCTCTGCCACCATGTAGGGGTTCTTTGGCATCTGGCTAATCTGTTCCGCGATGTTCGACGCGTACAGATTCACCAGTTTTTGCGGGTCGATGGCGTTTCGGATCAGCGAAAAATTGCGCTTCTCGTCATCGACAAAGAGCTGCTTCCCAAAAACCGGAATAACCGGGATGACGCCCGCGGGGTCGATCCAGTCCGTCTCGTCCAGAACCTCGACGCCATTCGTCGCGCAGATTTTGACCGTGGGGTGTCCGTCGTCGGTGAGGTCATCCCAATCGCGATGGTAGTAGTCCGCGACGCGAACGTAGTTCTTGCCTGAGCCTAAGCCCATCCAATCGGGCGCCGGGTTGATGCCCTCGAGGAAAAAGCCCTGCTTCGACGCGAGCGTGTCGGTGCCGAAATCGCGCTCGTGCTGTTCCTGCGAAATGGTGCGAACGATGAACCAGAAATCTGCGTCCTCGAGGTCGTACCGCTGCGCTGCCGGATCCCACACAACCGCAAACTGGTTATCAATGGGTTCAATGCACGCGCGCTGCTTCGACGCGTCGCCGGCCGTCGCCTCGGTCGTGACGCGATAAAACCCGCGGCCGCAAGTAACCTGCCCTTCGCGCGACGTGTCGTAGGCCACGTCCGCGTCTGACTCGTACTCGATTTGCCGGATGCGCCCCTCGAAATACTCTGCGCTCTGCTCGGTCGCGCCATCCATCGGTTCGCACTCGAGCGCCGGCTTGTTCTGCCGGCCGTCATTGACAATTTGGGCGATGCTCGGCGCGAGCCGGTTCTCGGTGAGTATCGGCCGCTTGGCTTTCTTGCGCTGCGCGTATACAGCGCGGTCCCACTGGTTTTTTCCACCGGCCGCGAATTTGACATCGTATTCCGCGGCTTTGCGGTCGTTCGCGTCGGCCTCGAGCGCCGCGCGGAACCGCTCGCGCATCGTGGTGAAAAATTCCTCATCCGGTTGTTTATCCGGCCGGCGCAGGTTAGGTTTCAATGCTGGTTACTTCTTTCGGCGTGGGAATAGCGGCCGCGGCTTTGCGGCCGGCTTGATCCGCTCGGGGAGCTTCGAGAAATCCGTCGCGGCTTTGAATTCCGCTTTCTGTGCTTCGGTGAGCGGGGAGTCGCTCGCCAGGAGTCTGCGCGCTTGCGCGAGTGATTTAAATGCCATCGGTCGTTACCTTGGGGCCTGGGTCCGGTGGGGGAACATAGCCGCAATTCCGCACGCGAATGTGGCGCGGCAAAAAAATAAGCTGCGCGCCCTCGGTCCAGATGGCCCATTCCAAATCGCGGGATTTTGCCGCGTCAAAGTCGTTTGGAGCTTCCATGTGTCGCGTCAAATGAAACGAACGTGGGGAACCACAAGCGCCGCTACGCGCTCGCGATCCGCGGCCGGTACCGCGCGCAAAAATGCCTCGAGCATCTCGCGGTCTGTGATCCTTGCCGCCATCGCTCGCAGCTTGCGCGCGAGTTCGTTTTTCGTGCGGGGCTCGCCTTTGATTCGTTTCAAACCTTTGTCCTTTTGTCGCGGCGTCGCCGCGGCGATCCTCACGCCATCCATGCGTCATCGCTCGAGTCGTCAAACATGCGCAGCTCGCGAATTTCGCGCCGCTCGATTTCCGGTTGCCGGATCGACACCGCGAGATAGCGGAACGCATCGGATCCGTTCGATGACCAATCGTGTAAGGGTTCGCGCTTGGCGATGCCTAACGTTTCGTCTTTGACGTAGCGGTAATGCCTGAGCGCCTGAATGCCGTCTTTCGTGCGCTCGCGGTCGAACCAGCACAACGGAAAGATGGAGCGCGCCGCGGCGATGCCGTCCGCAATCGAGAGCCTCGGAACGATGTAAACCGTGCGGCCGGCCGCTCTGAGCATTTCCTCGATGCTTCGCCCGGTGCCAAGTTCGTGCGCTCTGGCGTCGTGCGGGAGATAGTCGGTGCCGTACACATAGCCGCGCGCCTGCATCGCGGCGATGTAGTGCTGGAGGGGTTTTTGATTCCCCTCGAGGTAGTCAATAACGTGATACTCGCGGCCGGTCGCCTGCACAAACCAGATGGCCATCGCGTCACCCCAACCCAAATCCCAGGCCGTATGAACGGGGCGCGTCGGGTCGTAGGGTACGCGCGTGATGCGCTCGCCGGCGTCCACCGCGCGCAGCTCGGCCGCGTAGATCGCGCCATCGACAATCGAGACGCAGTTGCCCTCCCACACATGGGAGTAGGCCGCGGCGTCGGTCGCTTTCAGGTGCTCGAGTTCCTCGCGCAGCGTCTCCGGAAACCAGGGGTTATCCCGCCAGGTCAGTTTTACGACCTTCGCGGTCGGCGGGGGGCTCGCCACAAAGCGCCGGTATGTCGCGTCTGTCTCGAGGATCGGATTGAATGAAATCCAAATCTCTGAGCCCGGTTTCCGGATGGTGGGTATCAGGATCGCCCAGGAACTATCGGAGACGTTCTGCGCTTCCTCGATCCAGACAATGTCAATCGCCTCGTAGCTTTTCAGGCTGTGGGGGTCATGCTTGAGGCCGGCGAAAACAAACTCGGTGCCGTTGGTGCCGATGATGCGGGCGCGCTCGATCCGGTACCGCTCTTGCAGGCCTAGCGCGCTGATCTGGTCGCACAGCAGTTTGTGTACGCTGTCCGCGATGGATTTCTGCGTTTCCCGCGCGCAGAGGATCCGCAGCGGCTTTTGCGCGCCCATCAGAAGGAGGGCGCGCGCTATCGCCCAGGACTTTGCGGCGCCGCGGCCACCCCATAGAACTTTGTAGCGGTGGGGCGCGAAAAGAAACTGCACCGCTACGGGGAATTCAGCGATATTCAAAGGCTTTTCGCGTCATTTGGCGCGACAAACTTAACGACAAACTCGCCGCCGGCGCCGCCGCTGCCGGCGCTCGCGTCCTTGCGTTCCTCGAAACGGTCTGAATATCGCTCGGGAATAAACGCTTTCAGCAGGCGCGCGTGTAATCCCTCGCTGCGCCGGTAAATGCCCAGGGGCGGGCCGTAGGGCTCGCTGATGGTGCGCGTCAATTCCTCGCGAATCTCAAACGCGCTCTTGTCCGCGGGCAGTTCGTCCTCGCGTACCTCGCGGCCGTCTGCGAGCGTGTAGAGCTTCACGTCGCGATGCGCAAACTGAAACTGGCCCTGGTACACGATGGGCTCATAGACACCCTTCAACGCGCGCTCGACGGCCGAATCCTCGAGCGTTTGGCCGGCCTCGATGCGGGCCTGGCGAAACTGCTTTGCATAGTCCGGGTCCTCCTCGAGCCATTGATAATGTCGCGAGCGATCCATGCCTACGGCCGCGGCCGCAACACTCAAATTCGCGCTCGCAATGAACGCGCGTAAAAATGCCGTCTTCTTGTTTACGAGTCGTTTTTGCTGGTACTCAGTCAAGCGCGATTAGTTCGGAGAGCTTCATCGCCGGGTTCTGCACTTGGCACGCGTGCATGACGAACGACAGATAGCTCGATGTGTTGTTGTGGTCCGTCGCCGGCGCGTACTTCCCGATGAATTCGGCGAGCGTGAGCCCGCGGCCGGCGTCGAGACGAATCTGGTTATAGAGCGCGCGCCATCCGTCCATGACGGAAGCGAAAGCAGCGTACACGCGCAGCCGGCCGTCCGTGCCGGTCACGCCATGCGGTAACGCACCATCCTGGTGCGCGTACATCAAATCGCCAGGGTTGTTTAAACGCGTGGGAACCGTGCCGGGGATCCCGAAGCCCTCGCGCTTCGCGATGGCTTGCGCGAGGATCATCAGGCCGCGAGTCGTGGTTTCCTGCATTTTTCCTTGGCGTGCTCGATCTTGCAGACTGCGCAAAGCGGGCTCTGACAGCGAGCGCAAACCGCGGCGCGCGGCTGAATATGACACCGGGAACACCGGCCGTCGCGCCAGATTCGCGCGTGGTGTTCCTGGGCCCAGATGCCGGCCGGGATCGGCTGCGCTTCCCTCGCGAGCTGCTCGGCCGAAACTTTCTCGAGTGCGGGTTTTCTGGCCGGCCTCGAGGTCTTAGGCCGCGGCGAGGTCCGCGGCATCTATCTCAAGTTCGACAGCTCGGCGCATCAGCTCGATGGCGACTACAAGCCGCGTGCGGCCGGCCTCGGCGCGCTGAACGATTCCGGAAATGCCGGCGAGGGGTCCGCGTTCGACGCGTACCGCGGCGCCGGCCACATACGGGCAGGGGGCCGCGGCGCCCGTCGCGATCACTCGCCGCACATCCTCGATTTGCGCCTCGGGGATCGCCTCGGGGTCCGGATTCCCCAGGATCGAAGTAACGCCTGCGATGCGCGATACGCGCTCGAATTCTGAAGGTTTAAGCCGCACAAAAATATAACCGGGAAATAGCGGCCGCTCGAGCGATTTCTCGCGGTCGCTCCATTCGCGCCGCTCGGTGACGGCCGGCAAAAAGCAATCGAACCGCAGCCGGTCCAGCTCGCCGCGTACTTTAAACTCGCGGTGTGCGAATAGGTGCAGCGCGTACCAGGCCAGGGCGGGCGTCGAGGGCGTGCGCGGCGCAGGCAGGAGGGGGCCTGGACGCGCTTCGCGCCCATCGCCTACAGGCTGCGGGTACGCGCTGCTTGCCTCTGTAGTCGCCATGAGCGAGCGCGAGCGTTAACCGAACAGGCCGGCGAGCTTGGCGCCGGCGTATTTCACGGCCAAACCGGCCACGAATCCGGCGAAACTCGACACGGCCGAAACGCGTGCGTGCCAGGTCTCGAGCTTCCCGATCCGCGTATCGATGCGCTCGAAACGCTCCTTGTCTTCCTCGGTGTGGGTCGTCACCAGCTCGAGGGTGGCTTTCGCGTTCGCGTTGGTGTCTCTGAGTAGATCGCGGTCGCTCTGGCAGTAGTCGAGTTTTACGTCTTCGCCCATTTACTGCTGCTGCTGAAAACCCTGCAACACGGCGCTCGTAATCGCGGAGAGCTGCGAAGCCTCGGACTCTGCGGCCGGCGAGTTGCCGTGAGTCACTACGGCCACGACGGGCGGGGCGACGGCCGCGAGGATCGTCAGCGTTTTAAGTAGGACGCTCCAGAATGGATGGCTCTGATGCGCTACGGGGAGCGCGGCCGGCGCGGCCGGCGCGGCCGGTGCCGGCGTGCTCGCCGGTATGCTCGCCGCGGCGATAGGGGCCGCGGGGCTTATATTTCCCTGCGTTTGGGGCGCCAGGCTCTGGCTGATTTCTTCGTTTGGGGTCATTGGCGTAGAGTTTTCGCTTGTAATCGTTGCGGTCGTCTCGAGCGATCAGCTTGTCCAGCTCGCGCAGGCGGTCATCGCGGGTCGCATTGCGGGCCGCTTGTTCGGGCGAGCGCAGTAACGCGGCCGTGTGCAGGGCTCGCCGGCGCGCGCATTCAACGCAATGGCCGCAGTCACACATTCACCGCGATGTTTTCACTGCGGGATTCTGCGAAAGATCCGCAGGGATCGCGGGCCGGTCTGTTCCTGGGTGACGATGCCGGCCGTATCGACGTTCTCGCGCAGCAAGCCGGCGAGGGTCAGTTTCGCGATGCGCTGGAATGCCGCGGCGCCAAGCGCCTTAAACGCGCGCTTGTTGTCGATCACAGAGACATTGCCGCGCGCGCCTACAAGCGCCGTAAACCGCTCGCCGGCCGTCTCGAATGCCTCGGCCGCGGGGGAACTGTCGAAGCGCGCCCGAATCATCAAGCGCAATTTGTCCTCGCGCGCCATCGCCGCTCGGTAGGGCTCGAGCTGGTGCTCGATCTTTCCTAGTTCATCGACCAGCTCGCCCAGGGGGGTTTCGGCGGGCGCCGGCGCTTCTGCTGCTTTCTTCGCGGCCATGAAGCTTGTTAGTCGCCGCGAGAGAAGGGGAGCGTTAACGCAGGCCGATGCGCAGCCGGCCGATGGCCTGGTTTTTGAGCTGCCGGGCGCGCTCGGCGCCGATCCGGTGCAGGGCGCCCACCGCGGCGAGGCCGGGTTCGTCGGGCGAGTAATAAGCCTCGATGATTTTGCGCTCGCGGGGGGGGAGCTGATCCACTGCAGATTGCACGCGCCGGCGCAGTCGGCCGCGGTCAATCTCCGTCTCGATCACCTCGGGCGCTCGGGGCTCGGGCGCCGTCTCGAGCGCAGCCATCGTGCCGTTTTGCCAGTGCCGGCGCCGTACGCTGTCGAGGATCGCGCCGCGGATCCGCTGCCGGGCGAATGCCGCAAACGGCGCGCCGGCGTGTTCAGACGGCCGGTATCGCGCCGCGGCCAAAGTCAGCGCCAGGTTGCCGGTTTGAATCAGGTCATCCAGCTCAAACGCTGTTGGGAGCTGCCGCGCTATCTGCCTGGCTATTGCGGGAACCAGTTCAAGGTGATCGGCAATCAGGGCGTCACGCTTGCCGCGGGCCGTCCTCCGGGCTGCGGGTGAGAGTTTTACGACTACTGCCGGGGGGGTTGCTGCCGCGGGTTGCTTGGACATTCAGACCGTGAAACAAGGTTCTACAAGTGTAATTCTTCACACTAATGCCGTAAAGGTCAGGATTTCGTTAAACGGCGCAGGAAAGGCGGAATTCAGGCATTCATAGGGTGCCTTGCGGGTTCGGTGAGGCTGCGCGCCGGATTTTGCCTGGTCTCCGGATCCCTGCGGGGCGCCTTGGTCGGGTCGCGCCGGCTGGCGCCTCCTTTTTCCTGGCGCAGCCGATTGCGGCCGGCCGTTTCCACAGTGCCGCAGGGACGACGATTCACAGTAAATCTTTCAAAGATAAAGGGGAATTCACATAGAGGCCCTGGCTTTACGCATAGGTCGGATGTGTGCTTTACGCATAGATCAAATCCGGCTTCGCGCATAGGTTAGTCGCGGCTTCGCGCATAGGTTCGCGCCGGGGGATCCGGTGAGGCGCGCCGGCCGCATATCACAAAAAAGTGATGTGCGTTTTCCACAGCGGTACTAACAGGCCTTGCGGGGCGCGTGTGCGGTAGGGCACGCTGGCTTAACACGTCACGGTCGCGGCAATTGTCGCGACGGTGACGCGGAAAGGAGACGGAAATTTGAAGCAAGCAACCAAACCGAAACCGGCGCTCATCCGTTGGGTGCCCAAAATAGAAGCTGCGGAGCTTGTCGGCCTGAGCGTGCGCCAGCTCGAGAGGCTCGCGCAGCGGGGCTATGTGCAGGTCGAGACGCACGCACGCGCTCGAGGGCGGGGAAAGATGGCGGTTTACAATCGCAGGGACCTGGACGCCTACAATGCGGGCGCGCCCAATATTTACGCGGTGCCGGTCGCGGAAAAGCTGCCGGTATCAAATGAGCCCGCGGCCGGTACTGCCCTGGTGAAAGCAACCAAACCCACCGCGCCGGCCGCGCCGGACTTTCTGCCGGCGATGGCCTTCATGGTCGATCAGCTCGCGGCCGGCCGGCCGGTGGAACGTCCCTGGCTGACGCTGCCGGAAGCTGTGAGCTATTCCGGGTTGCCGGAAGCCTACCTACGGCGCGCCGCGCGATCCGGTGCGAGTTTCGTCCTGAATGTGGGCTCGAATGTCGCGCCGCGGTGGCGCTTCAGCCGCGAGGGCCTCGGGCGCGTGTAAATAGGCAATTCGCCTGCCACGCGCAATTTGGCGCAGAGTTTGGCGGGGGGGGTGTCTTCCCTCGCCTGGCAGAAAATCAACCGGCCGCGCGCTGCCTCGAGGGGGGGGCGATGCGGCCGGATCCTCGACACATTCCGCAGTCGCTTCGATCCGCTCCATAGCCGCGCTTCCCTTCGCCGTGGCACATCGGGCACGCGTTGGGGTCGGGGGGTGGCAATGTCGGCAATGTCGGCAATGTCGGCATATCCGCGGGGTGGTCCGGGGGGTGCTCGAGAAGCTGCTTGAACCGCTCGAGGGGCGTGCAATCGCAGCGAACCTCCTGCGGGATCCCGCGGACGGTGCCCATTCGCCAACCGGCATCGCGGCAAAGCGGACACGCGCCGCCCTTGTCCTTCCACTCGCGGATGCGGTCGCCGCGCTCATCGAGCAACGCGTTTACCTTCTCGGGCAGTGTCGAGCGATAGAACCGAATCGAGCGCACGCCTTTCTTGCCTGCGGCCGCGGCGCCGGCGTGGATGCACTCGCAGATATCCTCATCTGTCAATGGAACACCGCGGCCGGCCGCGATCTGGCGCGCCGCCGAAATCAGGTGTTCCGCGTCTCCCTTCGGGACCATGCCGGCGACGTGGAGCCGGAACGCTTTGAGGATCGCGAGGGGTACCGCTTGCGGTTTCTGGTGCATCGCTCCTTCCTCTGCGGGCGGGCCGTGCGCCGGTGCCGCCGCCTGCTCGCCTTCGCTCGCTGCTGCGGTATCGACGGCGGGGGCCGGCGCCGGCAATTCGCGCTCGTTGTACGTCCGCGGCGCTCGCGCGAGGTCAATCTGCCATTCCTGCGCCTCGGCTTTGGTCATAATGCGGCGTGATCGACCGATACACAAGAGATGCCCTACGGCCGTGATCGCCACATCCGGAAGCGCGCGCCGCCGCTCGAGCGCATCGCCATAGGCAGGGATCGTGTACACGGTACCCACGCGCCGGTGGCCGCGGCCGTCGAGACTCCAAACCGGCCGCGCGTCGAGCGAGCATTTCCGAATGAGCCCCAACAACGCGCGCCGAACCGTTGTCCAGTGCATGCGGAGCTGCCGCGCCAGGGTCACGTATGACCATTGGCCGCAGTACCAGGCCTTGGCATCCAGCTCGCGCGCGTGCTTGTTCCGGGGGCTCTTTAGCCAGTCCAACACAACGCGCTCGCTCGTTGAAAGCAAGCTGTAAAAATCGGGTGCGGTGTGAGGATGGGGGGCGTAAGCGGATGTACCGGCCGGTGGCGTGCGCCATGCGTTCGCGCGCTTTTGCCGGGGTTCGCTCATAGGCGCCGGCGTCTGCGCAAACTACAACCGCGTTGGAATCTCGGGGGCTCGGGTTGGGGTGGGCGTGTCAAAGTCTCGATCTCAGGCGAATCGAGTAGCGCGGGGGTGCGGGCCTGATGGAGTTTTAGGACTCCAACCGCACCCCTTGGCGATACTTTTTTCAGAGCCGCTAGCCTTGCAAAACTCGCGACCCACAGTGAGCATTGCAAAACTCACGAGTACTCCGCAATCAGAAAATTCTGAAACGCGATTTATTTCGTCGTGCCGGCCGTCCGCGTCTTGCGTGCGGTCGCAGTCTTCTTAGCGGCCGCGGTGGTC